TGAGAAAGGCATAATATCAGGACCAGCATCCACTTTATCTAAATGGGCATCAGCATTGACGGCAATACCGCCAATAGCACCATACGCACTTGCAACTTCCAAAGCTGCTAGTGCTATAGCGGGGATAGCTAGAATTTTTGGTTATTCCCGCCCACTAGAGACGAAGAACTGTAGTCCATACAAACCTACAGTAGCTTCGTCTTTAGCTTTGACCACTGTACCTGACGGGGCTCAAAAGTTGACTGTTGATGACAAACAGGAGTTAACAATAGATCCTCGTATAGCAGGTATAGAAGCACATGATCCAATGTCTATTAAGTCCATAGCAATGAGGGAGTCATATCTCACACAATTTGCATGGAATGTGGGTACAGCGCCTGGAACACTTCTGTGGAATGCTCGCGTTGACCCTGTGACTTGGGCTGAGGAAGTTACTGACGGAGGATTCCATTTTCCTGCAGTAGCTGTCGCAGCCCTACCATTTAAATATTGGACTGGGACATTGAAATTTAGGTTTCAAATCATGTGTTCGGCTTACCATAAAGGTCGACTTAAAATAGTCTATGACCCCAACTGGATAGCCACCGATGAGTACAATACTAATTATATTCATCTTGTCGATATAGCTGAAGAGAATGATTTTACTATATCTGTAACTAATGGACAAGATACAACCTTATTGACTCATCATTTACCTGGCACAGACTCTGTAACTCAATTATATTCCACCACACGATACACTTCCAAAGAAGAGGGAAATGGTATTGTGGGTGTGACTGTTCAAAATGAGTTGACAGTACCTAATTCTATTGCCACAACAAATGTAAACGTTAATGTATTTGTTTCAGCGGGTGAAGACTTCGAGGTCTTTGCTCCAGACGATTACTATGCTCAATTTGTATTTAAACCACAAATGGGTACTATTGACCAAGTTCCAACTGACGTAGTTGCAGCTGTGGATTTGGATAAGCCAGATTGTCAAGACCCAACTGAAATAATGGATACACCAGATCCATTGACAAATGTGCATAAAGTGTTTACAGGTGAAGTTATTAAATCTTTTCGACCACTATTGAAAAGGTATAATCTGCATACCGCAGTAGGTGCTAGTGTTGCTACTAATGTAACACTGCGATATAGATTTGCGATGTTTCCTTATTTGAGAGGAAATGTCGCGAATGCGATTCATTCTAGAGTCGGACCAGCACCATATAACTTTGCCAACACAGTATTGCTACATTGGGTCACCATGATGCATTCTGGGTGGAGAGGTTCCATAAGATACAAAATGATACCTCGAGGTTCTCGTAATTACACCACTAGAATGTTCAATTGGATGGTCCAACGTCTTCAATATCCAGCAGGTTTAGCACAATATGCCACTCAACAAGGTGGATGGATTGGATTTACCAACCAAAGCAATTTGTGCCAGTCTGTTGTATATAATAACGCAAGCTTTACTGTGCCCTTCCATGGTCATAATGGAACTGCTGTAGCTGTAGGTGATATAAATCCTGCACTTGAATTTGAAATACCATATTATTCAGACAAGCGTTTCGTACCTGGAAGGAAAGAAGATTATACTGGAACAGTGACATCTGTAGACCATAGAATACCTTGTTATGAATTATTATGGTTTTACTTAGGAGATGTCAATACTCTAGCTGATGTTTACGTTGCAGCTGGAGAAGATTTCCAAACATACTTCTTTACGGGGATGCCACCATTGTACTTTGAGAGTGCTCCCCCTGCAGCTATCCCATAGATGCTGCTTGACCATTATGTCGTTAAACTGTTCTCATAGCTATAACTATGAGTAAAGTCACGTTGGACTATAACTAGCCAGATCACAACTGCAAAGTGTGAGTGAGAGAACTATGAATTTCAAGACTTTTTATAGAAAGTCTGATAAGTGCAAACTATTCAATAGTTCCGGGGAGAAGGCAACTCTCTTAAACGAAAATCCCGCCCCAACCACTGGTAGTGGTACATGTCTGAGGCAGGCATGGCTCTTTCCTAGAAAGAGTGGGCCCGTACTGTATCTGTTTAGATTCTTGAGATGAAGGTTTTCTCAAGCTTCCTTGACGCGTTACGACGGGTCCTGGAAGATTGGGTTTTTCCCTCATATCCAAGTGTCTTTACTTTAATTAGTGCGGGCTCATCTTTATTCATTTAAAGATATCCAACGACGGTTCTTAATTTTGCTCCGTTGGATGCACGAG